CCTATGACCCCGTCGACGGTTAGCCCGGCTTGCGCCTGAAACCGCTTCACAGCCTCCAACGTGTCCGCACCGAATGTCTTCTTGCTGACCGTTGTAATGTGGTCGCCGTAAAACCCTAGCTGTAAGAGCTTTTGTTTACAAAAAAGCACGTCCTCGCCGAACGTGCCTTTTTTCAAATTGCGCGTAAATTCCATTATTTCCTCCGTTTCTAATCAGATAAATTCATGGTTTCTTCATGGTAATTCCGATAAGAATCTGCTATGATGCATGTACATCAAAGCTTGCATGGTATACACAACCTACCTACCCGGTATGTCCCAATCCCTAACAAGATTTACCATGCAAATTAGAAAGGCACTCTTCCCCCCGGCTGAGTGCCTTTCGCTATTTTGGGCGCTCCGTAAGGAGTGCCTTTTAACTTGCTTTCCCTATGCCGTTCTCTTCCAGAAATAGCAAGTGATGTATGGCTGCAGGCTGTTGTGTGCCCCGCCGCTGCCGTTACTACCAACTGAGCCGGACACAGAACCCGTATGGTCATGCGACCCGCCGGAACCGGTCGTCTGTCCGCTCGTTGATCCACCGTTCGTCATATAGTAATAAGTAGATGCCGATCCACTGCCGACTTTATATGATCCGGACGATGCCTGATGCGTATGCGCACCATTTGCGTTCACCGTTACCGATCCACTGAACGAGTGGTTGTGCGACGGCATTTCTGTTGCCGTGAGCGCGTGAGTGTTCGCTCCTCCCGTCTTCTCCACCGTATTGAAGTTGGTGTCCGACGTGTTTACTCCCACCGGTACGCGACCCGTTCCCCAACGCACCCATGTGCCGCCTAGGAACGCACTTTCATCCGCGGCCGATACCGTCATGCGAATGCTGCCGACTGGGAAGATCAGGTTCGCCAGCCAGAGAACGCTGGAAAAGACTACACTTTTGTCAAATTGCACATTCTCTCGGAATCGTGCCGGCCATCCGACATCAAAGCTATCCTCTTCGGCAACCTTGCCAACCGCGAGTCCCATGCCGGTGCTGCGCACGGAGAGGATCACTTCCGCCGTACTCAGGTCGACATATCCGTATGCTTCACCGAAATAGTCGCCGAGCGTCACGCGAATATCGTAGGTGTACTGGTTTGAAAGGCTGCCTCCGATACGATAATTGCCGTTGACCGCATACGCGGGCAGCGTGAACGTCGTATCCATGTAATATGCCTCGCTCTTGCGCTTATACCCAATCTTGAATACGCGGGTGTTCTTGTTGTTTACAGAGTAGATCGCGCCGGTTACCGCCACCATGGCATATGTCCCTGTGTTACTCGCATTCCCTGCTGCGTCGCACCGAAAAACTGAAACTGACTGGACGGAGGGCGAATCATATGCCACAACCTCAAACGTTCCAGTCTGCACCGTGGTTCGACCCCGGCTGTCCGTGATAGTCGTGCGTATCGTGTTCGTGCCTACTGTAGTCAACTCATTTGTCGTGAAGGAGTTTCCCGAATACGTCGCACCGTTTACCGTGGTCGAGATCGATGAAATCGACGAACCGTAGACACCCGAAGCAGAAATACTGACACTTAATTTGCTCTTTCGTTGAACAAAGCACCCGAATTGCGTCGCCAGTTCCTCTTCTGCTTCCGAGAACCAGATCGATCCTGTCGGTACGATGGAAGCGGGAATCGCGGCGTTAATGCTGACCTGTGTCGTGCCAAGAAGAACCCCGTTGGAGTAGGTATCACAATACAGTGTCCCGCCGACGCTCGTCGCATTCGGCGCAGCGTTAGCTTCATCCAATGATGGTGTCCACGAAATGCTTGTTACCGAGGTTTGCGCCGCGATTGTCGTCTCGGCGCGGGAGCCAAACTTCGCCCGAAGGGTATGAAAAAACGCGCTCGACGCGGGCGTGAGCGTGATGATCGCCGCGCTGCCGAGCGTAACGGCTGAGATGATGGGCGTCGTAATACGCGGAATCGCGGGCAGCGATATGACTACACTTCCGTTCGCCGTTCCAATGGAAGCGGAGTAGGTGCAGTTCGCAGTAAACGCCAACGCAATCTGCTTTGTTCCATCCGAGTTGTGCGCGACCGTGCATTCGCCATATGCTTCGCTCTCTGTGCTCGCATTATCGGTCAGGATCATGAGGTACTGGTAGCCCATCGCCGTATCGTACGGTTCCTGATACTGAGTGATATATTCGTTGCGGTAAGGAATTCGCGAGATCGCAAAGCCCCTGCCAACGCGGTTATACACGGAGCTTCCATCGACCGATACGCTCATTGCCCCACGGGAATTCGAATCTACGTTATTGCAGTAGACATCAAACTGCGAAGTGTTGCCCGAAGTCGCCAGAAACACATAGAACCGGATGGTTGACGTGTTGTTGGCAACAGACTGCGAAACTACCTTATACTCCAGCCAGCAGGAAACTTTGCTTGCCGCAGTTCCTGAAAGTGAACCGTTGACGATCGTGTATCCGTCGTGAATCGACTCATACGGCCAATTTGCCATATCCTCACCCCGCGATCTTCTTAAAGTTCAAGTTGCCGCTCTCGGGCACCCAGGCATATCCGCCAATCCGCAGCGACGAAAGCACCTGCACGTCGTTGACGTACAACTTCCCGGACGAAAAGTAGGCCATCGCGCTGTCGGTGGTCACGCTATCCTCGCTGCCGGAGAAGAAATAAAGCACATCGTTTTCGAGCTTCAGCTTGATTGCGGACGTGCTTTTCCCGATCACAATGCCGGAGGAAATTAGCCGAATGAAACTGCGCACCGACTCGAACTGCTGCGAGGTTTCTCCGTTCAGCGTTGAAATACGGCTTGCCGTCTCCGTGAAGTTCGCCTCGATCGTGCCCGCCATAATGGAGAATGAGGTTTGTATCATATTTTGTAACGCAACGAAGTCCTGAGTTCGGACATAGTCCGCCAACGCGATCATGATAATCTGCTGCGCCGATTGCAGGATTGATGTGTTCTGGGTCATCTGCTCCTGCACGATCTCCTTGATTTCACCATGCGTGGTATAGTCTGCCTCGATCGATGCGACACGGTTCTTCACTGATGCATTATTCCGGATTTCTTCACCGATAAGGGACGGGCGAGAATCCCCTAGCACAATTCCAGTGCTCGCCGGGTTATTGAGCGGAATGCTCAGTTCGGATAGTACATACGTCTCTTCCGGGCAGAGCGCACCGCAAGAGACGATCACATGATCCAGGAATTGGAACGACTCAACGTTCGCGTCGGCGTTGTGCAGATCGACCGCCGATAGTTTGATTGTCTGTTTGAACCGTGCTCCAGTTCCGCTCAGCCAATCGTTGCCTTTGTTCATAAGGATCGTCGGATCGGTGATCTCATCCCATGTGGTCAGGGCAGACGGCGCGAAGATGACCCCGTATTCAGCAGCAAGTGCCGAATCGATCAAGTAATCCTGTCCCTCATTCACGCTCGCGATCGTGAGCCGCGCGTCACTCTCCAATTCCGGGTCTAAATCCTTCAGCGCTGCTCCGAGCGGAATGCAGGCGGTATAGGTCTCGGATGCGCTCTTGCACAATACGAGGTCGATCAGGTTCTCGCCGAATTCGATCTTTTGTGTTGATGTGTCCGGCACGTCGGCAAGATAGTCCAGAATCGGATTCTCGTTTTCGTCGAATCGAACGATTAGGTAGCCGCCGAGTGTGTCAATTAGAGAAGTCTTTAGTACCTGCCAAGCAGACAGATAATCCTTTGTCGCGATGCTCACCGAACCTACAAGGTTGCAGTTCCCTAAACTAAGCCGCTGATTCACGTTCACCTGCGCGTTATGCTGGCTCAGGAGATATTCCCAAACATCCGCCGCTGAACCATCCATGGTAAACGGACGAAGGATGCTGTCGAGCAGAAACGCCAGCGATCCTTCCACATCGACCTTGCGGTTTTCATAGAGATCACGCTCGTCCTCGATCGCACGTCCGATCCAGATTAAGGTATCGTCCCGATAGACCTTGATACGGCTCTTGAGCTTTTCCAGCACGCCGTAGTGCGGATGTTCCTTTGGAATTGTGAATGTCAAGTCGCCCGGCTCGTTCTTCTTTTGCGTCAGGTCTGGCTCAAGCACGAACAAATCCGGCAAGCGCGGATCGTAGAGCACATACGAATCGCAGAGTATGCGGTACATCAGAGCGCTCCTTTCCGATAGGTGAACGTAACCGAGCCTGTACCCGTAATCTCAACTTGCGTATCGCCCTCCATGAGAACAAGCGAAGGAACGACATGAGATCCTACAGCGAGGTTAATTGTATAAGCCTCCCCTGCGATCGTGAACGCAAGCGTCATTTCAGCGGATACCGCAATTGTCGGCACGACCGGCATGCGTGTGTTGGTCAACGTCACGGTTGCGTTGCCCGATGGAAGTACTGTAATCGTAGTCTCGAAGTGCTCCAGCTTGTATGGTTTCGATCTGCACTCCAGCGACAGTTCGCAATACCCAGCGTGCCGTTCCACATCCTCCACCGTAACCCGCGCGTCAAAGTAATAAGTCGGATCGCGGTCGAAGATCATGTTCATGCGCCGCCCGTGTACGTCCGCCGCAAATGCGGAGATCAGCGCGTCGAACGGCGCGCGCGCGTACAGAGTCAGCGGAATGATCCGATCGGCATATCGCACCGTGCCGAACGCTTCCGAAAGATCGAGCGCGCCGTCGCACCCGGGGATCTCCACAAAGCTCGTCTGCGGCTCCGGCAAAGGTATGGCATAAGGCGCGACGATCAGACCGTAGTCGGCGTGCGCCCATTTGGTTCCGAATCGGATATCACTCACACCAGCCGCTCCTTTCGTCTGCGAATCGCGCCGAGCGCGTCATCCATTGCCGGCGCAAGCCAGCCGATAGTTGCACCTGTGTCCGCGACCAGCTGCATTCCCGCCAACTGCGGCAGGTAGCGCCGCACTTCAGAGATCAGGATATCCAGCTTCTCGGACAAAAGATCGCTTGTACTGCCGAAGCCGATACTGTTCGGTAGGTTCGTCAGCACGTCAATCGCGCCGATGTCCACGCTAGTCGGGATCGCGTTCTGGATCTGTTTGTTGACGTCCTCCATGGCGCTGGTGAAGCCAACACCGACGCTGTCGCCCATGTTCTCGCCGATCCCGACGAACACCTTGGACGGCGATGCGATACCGAGCGCTTTCTTCGCGCTTTTCACGATACCTGAGAAGAAATCCCGCACCTTTAAAGCCAGCCAGGAAGCCATGCTCTTGATGCCTTCCCACAAACCGCTGACGATGTTCTTTCCAATCTCGATCATGGATGAAACCGACTGGCCGAGTCCGTTCAATATTGCGGAGATGATCTGCGGCAGTGCAGCGATCAGCTGCGGTAGCGCCTTGATCAAGCCCATCGCGAGCTGAACCGTCAGCTGGATGCCCATGGTTACGAGCATGGGAAGATTCTGTGTAATGAAGTTGATGATTCCTGTGATGAGCTTCGGCAGCGCTTCGATCAGCTTCGGCAACGCTCGAATAAGACCCTCTGCTAAGCCCGTCACGATCGAAAACGCAGCCGCAAGCACCTTATCCATGTTATTGAGCAGCGTTTCGCAGATCAGCAATACCGCCTCGATGATTGCGGGAATCAGCGTCGGCAGCGCTTCCCCGATGCCAGAGATCAGCGACGCGATCATAAGAATCGCTGCTTCAACCAGCGCGGGCAGATTATCAACGAGCCCCTCTGCGAGTGTCGTAATCAGCTGCACTGCACCGTCGGTGAACTGCGGAAGAGCGGTGATCACTCCCTGCAGCAGCGTCATGACGATGCTCGACGCTGAGGAGATCAGGACTGGCAGGTTTGCAGCCAACGCGCCACCGATTGCGCTCACGATGCTCATGCCCACCTGCACGAATTGCGGCAGGTTGCCGAGAATCAGATTAGCGATTCCGCCGACCGTCTCGCCGAGCACGACAGTGATCTTGTCGAAATCGCCGCCCGCCGCGGCAAGCCCCGATGTGAAGTCGCCGAGTAGAGAAACACCGTCGTCCGCGAGCGTCTGCAGTTGCGGGAGCAGCACAGTACCCATGACCCGCTGCGCCGCTTCCGATCCCTGCTTGAGCCGCTGCACGGAATCATCGAACGCGCCGAACTTCGCGATTGTATCTTCGCTCAGCACCGCGCCCATGCGTTTCGCTTCGTCCGTTAGTGCGGCAATACCCTCGCTGCCCTGCGCGATCAGCGGATTCAGATCCTGCGCGCTCTTGCCAAATAACTGCATGGCCAGCGCGTCGCGCTCTGTTTCATTCGCTACCTGGCCGAGCGCATCGATGGCATCCCAATAAACATCTTCGCTGTTGCGAAGCGACCCGTCTGCATTGGTCACCGATACGCCGAGGCGGTCATATGCTTTGGCAAACTGCTCACTACCGCCAGCAGCATTGGACATGGATTTTACGTTCTTCGCCATGGAGCCGGTCATGGTCTCCAGTGACACATCCACAAGATCGGCGGCGTAGGAATATGCTTGAAGTCGTTCCATGCTCATGCCGGTGATGGAACTTTGCGTCAACATTTCATCTGCATATGCCGCGGTATTGACGGTCATATCAATCAGCGCTTTGCCAGCGGCTACTGCCGCAGTACCGATTGCTACCATTGCCGCGCCAAGCGCTACCCCAACACCTTTGACGACCGAGCCGAGCTTGTCGAATCGCCCACCCGCATCGTCGGCTTGATTGGCAGATTGCTTGATCTCGTTGCCGAATTCATCCGCTTGCTTCCCTGCAGAACCAAGACCGTTAGCGGAACCTTCAAGCGCGGTTTCGTTCGCGCCAAGTTCGCGCTCCATACCATTGAGGGCGGCGTTGGCGTTGTTGAGCTGAACCTGCCAAGATTGAGTGCGCTTATCGTTCTCTCCAAAAGAAGAAGCCGCGTTCTGCAACGCGGCCTCGAGGGTTTCGACCTTATCTTTTTGGGCATCGATCTCTTTTCGCAGGACTTGGTTTCGGGCGGTCAGCGCGCCGACTGATTTATCCTGCTTCTCGAACTGGGAGGTGACGAGGTTCATCTCGCTCCCGAGCACCTTGAACGACTGGTTGATCTCGGAGAGCGATTTTCGGAAAGCTTGTTCGCCCTCAATTCCGATTTTCAGGCCAAAATCGCTTGGCAAGGGCACCCCTCCTCTCATGAACAAATCGAATGAATTCTTATGTCAGATGTTCACAACATCCCTCTGCATGATAGAATGCAAATAGGATCATACCTACATCTCACACTTTCGCCTAAGGAGCAATAACATGAAAAAAGGAATCTCCATTCTCTTTGTAGTCGTGTTCGTTTTGCTTACGGCAACCGCCTGTAGTCGTTCTGACAAGATGGAAACTGTCGACAATTCATCCGTCGCCGCCAGCGAACCCGTGGCCGTTCCAATCTCTTCGCTTGAGGAAATCGAAGCCGCCAAAACGCCGGAGAAGCTTCGAGCGCTTATCGAAACGTATCAGGCGAACGAAGATTTCGAAAGTGTATATCTGGCGGCAAAAAAACTGATTGAGCTCGATCTGTCTGACACCCAAGCTTATCAGGATGCGATCGCTGCACTACTTAGTATGATTTCGGGTAATTATCAGGAAATTGAGAGTCTCATCTCGCTGGGCATACAAAACGCACCAAACGGTGCCGATGACCTCGTCCGGTGGGCGACCACGCAAAATCAGACGTTCTCATTTAATATTCCGTTTGTAGGAGACTATGCGTCCGAATCTGATATCAATGTGGTTGGAACCTCTCCGGGGAACATTACAAACCAAGATGTCCTCAACGAGCAGCTTTGGCAAAACGGTCTGCTGACCACGCAGGGCGATTGGGTCTATTTCATGCTGCCGACCGAAGATTATTACGTTTATAAAATGCGACTTGACGGAGCCGGGCTGATCAAGGTTGGCGACGCGCGCGGCGATAACCTGAATATCGTGGGGGACTGGTTGTACTACAAGAATCTCTCAGATGCAGGTATGCCCTATCGTATTCGAACGGACGGAACTCAAAAGGAAGGCCCGCTGTTCAACAAAGCCGCGATGATGTCCGTTACAAAAGATTGGATCTACTACAATGACGGTACACTCTTTAAAACCAGAGCGGACGGCAGTGAGCCAATCTCTCTAACGAATGGAGCTTGTGAACGCATGGCCGTTTCCGATGGGTGGATTTACTACTGCACCGGCGGAAATAATAGCGAATTCTGTCGGGTCTCTACAGAAGGCGGAGAACCACAGAAGCTTTTAGATGGTTGGATGTACCATTACTCCATATCGGACGGATGGATTTATTACCTCGTAAACCTTGACGACAAGGCTATATGGCGCATGCGTACCGATGGTAGTGAACAAAGCGAAGTTTACCGAAATGACTTTATGCTCACTTCTTTCGGCATCACGAACGGGAAACTGGTTGTTTCCGCCTGCAAGGAAAAAGACGAACGCGGAAAACCGTATCCGACAGAGCTGATTGTGATTGATCTTGTCACCAATACCGTCAAGCAAACGCTGAAACAATATGCACCGACGATCTATGTGGCAGGCGATTCGGCATATTATTATGGCGAGAACCAGGTCTGGCATTCCTTGAATCTTTCTACCGGAGTGGAGAGTGTGCTAGCTGCCCCTTCGGTTAACGAATCAGCCGTTATCGAGGAGACGGTGGAGCAACTAGCTCCTAACGTAACCGGAAACTCCTCTGCCAATCTATTTAAGAGTTCGGAAGAAGCGGGTTCGTGTATGGTCGCGCGCGATGGCGACACCATCTATTTCGGAAATCCCAACGACGGTAACCAACTTTACTCAGCGACTCAAAACGGGGATTCCAATTTAGAAAAGTTGCTTAGCACCAGCGTGGCATACATCAATGTTGCCGACAAAACCATCTACTATTGCGATACGAAGGATAATTATTCCATCTGTTCTATCGGAATCGACGGGCAGAACCAGAAGAAGCTTGCGAAGGGACGCTGTGACGATCTCTCTTACGCTGATGGTTGGTTGTATTACAATACATCAGTCGGGATTTTTAAATTACCCGCAGGTGGCGGCGAACCCACTGAATTGGTATCCGGCAAAATGCGTTGCGTATATGCTTCCAGTGGTTGGCTTTACTACATTGAGGATCACGAAGCTGGAGGACTATGGCGCATTCCAGTCGACGGTGGCGACGCACAACGGCTTTATACAGACAGTCCCGCCAAATATTACGCAATTCAAGACAATCTGATCTATTGCATGATCGATGCAGGCGATAGCGTTGATGTGCTTCGCATGAGTCTGGATGGATCGGAACGATCGGTGGTTTTTTCAGCGCAGGAAAAGCTCGATGCGATCAACATCAGCGAGAATCGCCTGCTCATCCTTAAAAATTCTCAGGATGGTACGCAAAAGATGATCCTCGTCTGGAATCTGGACAAAAATGCTGCGGAAACGACGATTGACGGCCTTACTCTCTCTTGTGCATTTTGCTTTGGCTCTGATGTTTACTACATAACCGACGAGGGGTTGATGCGACAAAATCTGGACAGCGGAGATCGAGCTTCCATCGTCCATTGATTCAAGGCTGTCTGCCACTAGAAGCCAGTCGGCATGATTTCATCAATGCCGAACTCAGTTTTCGCCCTCACCAACCCTTGATACTGCCGGTAAACCTCCCACTGGTCGAGTAGAGCGCCAAGCGGCATGAGCCAAACCTCGCGCTCTGATCGCCCCAGTAAGGTCATTCCATAAAAGATTAGTTCGGTTTTTGACTATCGGTTTCACACTGTCCGATGGTTGATCCAATCACATCCGAAAGTGCTATAATGCAGATATCTTCTTTTGTTTACCAAGTCACAAATCATAACATCGATTGAGTCCATACTTAACCCCGTTCCACCAATTAATCGCTCGGTTACTGACATCTAGTTGCTTATGTAAAGATTATTCAAAAAGAGAGGATGATCATCTGTGTCAATCGATCAGTGTGAAAATTGCGGGATCACAGTTCAATCTGAAGACCATGTCTGCCTCACCTGTGGCGCTCGTCTGAAGACTGTATCCGACCAGCAGAACGGGAACAGTGCATCCACAGCGGGTACGGTAAGCGAACCTTGCGAAAAGTGTGGAAAAATCACAAGTACAAAGTATTATCAGTTTCTATATGGGATCAAGATAGGACAGGAAGCTGACACAAAGTCTGGAGAATTCATGCCCCGAACACACTATGCGGTTGGAGGGCAGGACGGCGCATGGCTTTGCGCGCGGCATCGCTGGACCGCGCCGAAATGGTCATACTACATCGCGCCAGTCGCCGTGCTCTTGCTTATTCCGGCGGCCTGGATGGTCGGCGTATCGCACGATGTTCGAATCTGGGTTTCTATTTTGGCAGGGCCGGTTGCGCTCGGCCTTTGCGCACTGTCGCTTCTGGATGGGCTAGACAATAACGCGGAAACGCACGCGATCGCATTGAAAAGTCAACGCCACAAAGCACGAGGCTGGAATGCGTTTTTTACAACGAAAGGATTTGCGGCTTGGCGAAGGACGGATGAAGCAGCCGAACAAAGCAACCTTGATGTGACCATCGAACTAACGAACTATCAAGCATTCTTAGAACAGTTATGTATGAAACGAAATCAAACGCCCTCGGAAGTGCAAAAGTCCTTATATGCAATCTGTGCTGGATGCGGTGGTATATTCACAGATGAGGGGTTGTCGTACCTCGCGGCAATGGGGCCAGCCAGTTCATATCGACAGCGAATGGGTGACAATGTCGTAATATTGAACCCATCTCAAACCGGAAAAAACCTTCGCGAAGGAAAATGCCCGACTTGCGGATGCCTGCAAATGCGCATCCGTGCGAAAGGATAGTTCCATGCAACAAAATGAAAACATGTATGACGCAATCGATCAAAAAGCGGACTCCGATTCATATCGGTTGAAGATGAGATATGACAACCTTCTCGGTGTTATCGTTTGGATTCAAGCACCCGGAAACGTAAGCCCGGACGCTCACGCCGCAGCAATGGAGTTCTACAAAACACATAACCCACAAATTCTCGACTTTTTGACAGAACATGCTTCAAAGACAATCCAGATCGGCGTCGTAAAACTCGATCTACCAACCGACGAATTCGAGTCGACCGCACTCAAAGCTGCAACGGAGCAATCCAAACGCTTGTCTCCTTGCGCCGTCGTAATGCAATTCGGGAACCTCCGGTCAGACGATGGTTTGATAGATCGGCGGTATCTTCTGGCATCATTCTTTCAAAATAAAGAAGATACAGTACTATTTCCGCAGTCCAGAACACAGATCATATTGGTTTGAATCATCAAAAAGAGATTCATTTAGCTTTTATATGGAAGATGCGATCAAAGTGTCAACAAAGCACTCTTCCCTGCCCTTCGTCAATCCATGAAACTGCTTATAGGTCTCCCACTGGTCTAAAAGAGCGCCAAGCGGCATAAGCCAAACCTCGCGTTCCGATCGCCCGAGCAGGGTCACGCCGTAAAAGATCAGTCGGGCAAACAGTTCTTCGTCGCTTGCCCGACCGGTGCGTTTTTTGAGAGTTCATCCTCGCTTTCGACATAGCGCTTCGTCCCTTTGACCATCGCTTCCATGATCGCGGTTTTGTAGCCGGAAAGATCCAGCGGCGTAGTGAGCAGTTCGACCGCTTCCTCGGTCAAAAGCTCGCGCTTATTGTCCGGCTCGAGCAGGTTGTGCACCAGCGTGCTCTGGTTCGCGAGCAGTGTAATCAGCCACACCACCTCGTCTAAAGCCAGCTCGAAGTTTTCCGCCTTCATGAGCTTATCGCCAAGGTGCTCGAGCCCGCCGTAGCGCTTCGCGATCTCTTTGGTTGCTCGGGTGGTCAGGAGCATTTCATACTCACGATTGCCGATCTGGATCATTGCTGCTCTATCGTTTTCCATATGCTTAGCCCTCCGCCGTGAACGTCGGCTCGTAAACCTGCGTGTACCAACCAGAGATCGTCGCCGCCGGTACGCTGGTATCATCCTCGTTGACCTCGGCCTTCCACGGATGCTTCCCTTGGCCATCCAGCTTATTGCGCCGGATGATTGTCCCCTCAATCGACGGGGTAGAGAACGTGATGTTGTCGCCTTTGGTCTGCAGATTCGTCGCCGGAATGCCGAACACAACGCGGTAGAGCCAGAAGTATCGAAACTTGCCGTTGCTCTTTTTTGCTCGGAAACCGATCGCTACCGGTTGACCGCCGTTCTCGCTCTGAGAGACCAGCACCTTGTTATCATCGATCTGCGAACCGGTGAGATCACTCGCAACTGCCGCGCCGATGTTGTCGATACCGAGCGTCAGTGTACCGCTTTTGAATTCCTTCACCACCTCGGCCGCGCCGTCGTCGGCGTAGAGCGTCGCTTCGTTGATATCGATCTTCAACTCGGCGGACATCGCCTTGGCGAGCGAAAAGGGTGTCGCGTATGTTTCGTCACCGTTCGTACCCTCGGTGATCTTTGCGTAAAATAGTCTGTCCAACCCGATGGTTGCCATTTACAGTTCCTCCTGTTCGTATTCGTGCGCTAAATCGACGATTACATGGTGATAACCCGTCTCTTCTTCATATCCTATATACCGTCGCTCCGTCACTAGGTACCCTGCGGACAGGAACATCCGGACGATTAGGTTTTTTCTCACAACGTAATTCCCCTTCGAAAAAAGCGACAAGCGCGCTTCTTCGATGTTCATACCCGGTGCATTATCCGCAAACAGCTCAAAATGCTCCGAGATCGGTGTAATCACGACATACGCATCCGGTGCAGCCTTGGAGAAAACGCCGGTTTCCACAGGGATGCCGGCGCTCGTGACAAACGTATTCAGTTCTTCTAACATACTCACGGGATATCCAGTTCCTCCTTCAACATCGCCTGCATCGCTTCAATGCACGGTTTCCGGCTCGACGATTTGGTCTGCTTTAGAAACGGTTTCGGCGGCTGCCCATGCTTGCCATATTCCAGTAAATTCGCGAGCATAGCGTTGCTCACAGCGCCGCGGCTTTCGGAAAACCCAACCTTCACATCGAGGTTTCCGTCGCGATCCAGCTTTGCGGGCGATACACCGAGCGACGCTGCAAGATTGCCGGTCGAACGCGATTTCACCTTCGTTCCGCGCCCGATCGCCGCGCGCAGGTTCGATTTCATCTTGTCCAGCACAATCTTCCCGCCTGCCTCCAACGCTTTGGGAATCGCCGCGTCTAGCGCGTTTCCCATGCCAGCGAGCTGGTCGAGCAGCTGGGTTGGCATCTCGATTTTTACTTTAGCCATCCGAAGTCATCCTTTTCCCTAGAATCTCCAGATACATCTTTCTGCCTTTCACATCTTCGACCGACGTGATTTCAAAACGCTCATCGCCGCAAAGGATCACATGCGACGTGGTTACGTTCAACCCGGGGATCACGCGAAAGCGGAACAAGTCCGTCGCCTCCGAAAAGGAAGCACGGTTGACCCATTTCTGGGAACCGTGCCGTCCCTCTCGATACGCGCGGATGGATGTGAGGACGTTGCACGTTTTTGTTGCGAAACCCTCTGCGTCTTTTGTCACCATTTCCTCAGCGATGGAAATATGCGTGCTCATTTTTCCAAAACTCATACGCCCACTTTCCAATCCCGATCTAAACGCAAAAGCGTGTTTATAACCGCCCACGTCTGCTGCCCAGCCTGCACATTGTCCGCGAAGAAACCTCCCGTGCTGCCGTCCCGACTCTCGTAGAAGTGGGAGGCGAGCATGATCACTGCCTGCTCGGTCGTCGGCGGCATAACGGCCGCTTCATACGTTCCGGCAGTCAGATGCTGGTAGCTCTCGGCATAGGAAACTGCTGCAGCGATATATTGCTGCAGCAGTTCATCGTCAGCATCGTGCTCAAGGATCAGGTTCGCCTTGACCTTATCCAGTAGCGTATTCATCTTCAGGACGAACCCACTTCATCCGCCGCCATGATTCCGGCGTCCTTCATCTTAAGAAGAAGCGCGTTGAAATCGCTCTTTAGATCGGCGATGGTCGTTGCGGCGCTTGATGCCTGATTCGTCGCCTGATAGACGCTGCCAGCCTGATCCGTCGAGGCGATCCCCGATTGCAGACCGGTGACGATGGCGGTATCCAGAACCTCCAGAGTACCGCCAATCACCAGCCGATCGCCGCCATCGGTCGCATAGTTTTTACAGTTGTGGGTCAAGTCGCCCACCGGGGTATCAATGATTTCCATGTATGTCCTCCGTTACGCCTTCTGCTGCAGGACCTTGATCGCTTCGGGCAGAATCAGCTTGCCGTCAAGCCGCTGCGATGCGAGGAAACCGACCTGACCCGTCGTAGCGTACAGCTCGTTCAGGCGCTTGAACGTACGGCCCTGACGGTCGGCGATCCAGTAGTAGGAGAAATCGCCGAAAGCGATGGACTTGTTTCCCGCCGCAACGCCCGGCATGAATTCGCTGGTGACGATGCGATGTCCAAGAATCGTATCCGGGGCGTTTTCCGTAATGCCCGGACGCCAGAGGTACTGGCCATCCGCATCTTTAAGTTTCCGAAGCAGTTTGACCGTCGTGTCGTTGAGTACGAACACCGCGCCTTTGCGGTACGGTGCGCGGAGCGAGTATACGAGGTCAATCAACTCATCGCCCGTGATCGCCGACGCACCCGCCGTGGTCACGCCGATCTCCGCGCCACCGGTCGTATGGAGAATGCCGATGGGCTTGCTCACGCCGTTGCCGGTAAGGAACGCATCCTCTTCCTTGTCGCCGATGCGTTTGCCGAACTGATCCGACACATACCCCTCGATGTCGAAGACACTGTCGGAGAGCAGCTCCTCGGAGACCTTGATCATGGTCGCAAGCTTATACGCGCCGAGCACGACCTGCGAGAACGTATCGTCCGAGAGCGGGTAGGTACCCTCTTCGTCGACCCAGTCGGCAGTGCCCTTCGAAGCGACGACAGGGATCTTCCGATCGCCAAAGCTGGTCTGGATCACATGGCAGAGCGGTCGCAGTACGTTAGCAGCTGTCAGCTTCTCCACCAGCGTCTTTTCGAACTCGTCGGGAACGAGATATCCGCCCTCGCTGTCGGTTCCTTCGACCAGAGAGTTCAGGATTTCGGGTCTCGGGTTCTTGGAGCGGATCGCGTTCCAGAACGCCTTCTTGTAAGCGTCGGACGCACGACCCGTTTTCTGGTCTGCGGCGGGTTGCGCCGGCTTGCTCGTCAGCGGATCGGCAGTGGGTTTGTTGAGTTCCGCATCCAGCGCAACCTGCCGCTCCAAGCGATCGATCTCTTTGCCGAGGTTGACGACATCGGTTTCCATCTTTTCGTAAGTTGCTACGTCCTCGACGGCGATTAGGCCGTCCGAACCACGTTTGATGTCGAGAAATGCTTTTGCTGCATCCCACGCTTTGGCTCGCTTTTCGCGGAGTTCCTGAATCTGGTTCATGTATTCTTCTCCTTTATTTCTTCAAAAGATTGAGCCGCTGCAATAGCGGCTCTGCGGGAAATTTCGGTTCGGTTTTCGGGAGCTTGCTCAAGAGCGAATTCGTCACCGCCCGGCGGCTGAACTGGTAGCTGTTGATTGCAATGCCATCCGGCACACTCGTTTCGCGCGTCAGGATACCGTCCGCGAAGCCAAGCTCGATCGCTTTTTGCGCGTTCATCCACGTTTCGGCGTCCATAAGGTGCGCGAGCTTCAGGCGCGACATTCCGGTTTTCAGCTCATATGCCGTGATGATGCTCTCCTTGACCTCGTCCAGCATAGCGATTGCCTTCTGCATCTCTTCGCTATCGCCAATCGCCACCGTCAACGGATTATGGATCATGAGTAAGCTCGTCGGCGCCATGAGCACTTCGGTGCCTGCCATGGCGATGACCGACGCGGCGCTCGCCGCAATTCCGTCGATCTTGACGGTGACCCGGCCTTTGTACTCCATTAGCATGGTGTAGATCTGGCTCGCAGCGACGCAATCGCCGCCGGGGCTGTTAACATAGATCACGATGTCGCCTGTACCCGCGTTCAGCTGTTCTCTGAAAAGTTTCGGCGTAACATCGTCGTCAAACCAGCTCTCTTCAGCAATTACGCCGTCGATGGTTAAGATGCGGATGTCGTCTTCATTTCGCACCCAGTTCCAAAAGGCTTTTTTCAAGCGGAATCCTCCTTTGAAGTTGTAATTCTGTTTGCAAACAAACCTGCATCTGAAAGTTTTGTCATCGCGCCATTGATCAAATACAAGTCCCCGCCGAGCTCTGGCGCGATACGATCAAGATTCTCCAGCTCACGGATATCGTTTGTGCTCATCCAACCGTTCTGACGCGCGGTGGCATACCCGCTCATGCGTGAGGCATAATCTCCGCGGAGAAGACCGTCGACATTGAACCGAATGAAGTACGTCGGTTTTTCGCTCTCGCTGAATAACGCCCGGCACATACTCTGCTCCCAGCGCACGACCCAGGGATCAAGGGTGTACTTCACATATTCCAGCGACTGCTGCTCTATGTTGCTGAACGACGATTTCTCCAAGTCCGCCAGCATGTGCGGCGGCACGCGAAAGATGCGTGCGATCTCGTTGATCTGAAATTTGCGCGTCTCGAGAAACTGTGCCTGTTCTGGCGCGATGCCGATGGCTGTATACTTCATGCCCTCTTCGAGAACTGCGATCTTATGCGCGTTTGCGCTGCCCTGATACGCTGCGTTCCAGCTTTCCTTGACCCGTATCGGGTCTTTAATCGTGCCGGGATGTTCGAGCACACCGGCCGGAGCCGCGCCGTTGGCAAAGAACTTCGCGCCATACTCTTCGGTGGCAATCGCCAATCCGATGGCGTTCTTCGCCATGGCGATCGGACTGTAGCCGATCAGGCCGTCGAAGCCCAGGCCCGGGATGTGCAGCACATCCGTTGACGCTAGGTAAACTCTGCTATCCGAACCGAGTGTATTGGGATCTTCCGACCCGCGCTGATACAAATAAAAAAGCCGGCCGTTCTGATCACGGTCGACTGTCATTTTGTTCGGCATGAGCGGGTAGAGTGCGACTACCTCGCCCCTGGCGTTTCGGATGATTTGCGCGTAGGCGTTACCCCACAGGAGCAGGTGGCTCATGAGCGTTTCCCGAAACGCGAAGCTCGTCATCTCGGGGTTTGGCTCGTCGTGCAGCAGCCGGTAGAGCGGATGCTTAAACGCCTTTTCTTTGCCACCGCTGTCGTTGTATTTGTAGACGCACAAAGGAAGGCCTGCAACGGTTTCGGACAGGATTCTCACGCAAGAATACACCGCCGTCATCTGCATGGCGGTCGTTTCATTCACCGGCTTTCCGCTCGAAGTTCCACCGAAGAAGAAACTGTAGCGGCTACTGTTAAGGGAGTCTTTCGGTTTATCGCGTGAGCGAAACATGGATCTGAGTGGATTCATGAGCGTCCTCCATGCACTGGAATGATTGACTTCTTGTAAATAGTGGGTTACATTTATAGTTGTGTGGTGTAAATCTGCATCGCGCAATATTATGAATGAGGTATTAGATGTACAACGACAAGACCATCGCCTGCAAAGATTGCGGAGCAGAATTCATCTTCACTGTCAACGAACAAGAGTTTTTCGCCGAAAAGGGCTTTACAAACGAACCGCAGCGTTGCAAATCCTGCCGTGTCGCTCGTAAGAATAACTCCGGCGGCGGTTCCCGCGATGGCGGCTACCGTGACAATTCTTCCCGTCAAATGTACGATGCGGTATGCGCAAATTGCGGTAAGGCCTGTCAGGTTCCGTTCCAGCCCCGCACCGACCGTCCGGTCATGTGCAGCGATTGCTTCAGAAGCAACAGGTAATCGACAAGAGGTGCATCCGTCACTGGATGCACCTTTTCTATATCAGCAATAGACCCCGGCCATCGTAAACGCTGGTGCTCTCTCCGCAACCATTCCGCAACGCCCGATCCAGCGCCATGATCGTAGCCACAGCACCGTCGATCTTCTCGGTGCTTTTTTCTTTGTCCGGTTTGATATTTCCTGCCGGATCGGTCCGGATGTAGATGTTGTCCATCATCCAGCGCAGAACTGGCTGGCCGCCATGCGCTATCCTTTGTTCCAGCGTCAGCTTCATGAGCTCCTTGGTCGGCGGGGACATGTCTTTAAAACCCTGACCGAACGGAACAACCGTGAAACCCATTCCCTCAAGGTTCTGTACCATCTGCACCGCGCCCCAGCGGTCGAACGCGATCTCGCGGATGTTGTATTTAATACCGAGCTGCTCGATGAACGTTTCTATAAATCCGTAATGCACGACGTTCCCCTCGGTGGTCAGTAGGAAACCCTGCTTCTGCCAGAGATCATAGTTCACATGATCACGCCGCACGCGCAGTTCTATATTGTCCTCCGGGATCCAGTAGAACGGTAAAACGAAGTATTTGTCGTCCTCGTCCAGCGGCGGAAACACAAGCACAAATGCCGTGATGTCCGTGCTGGACGAAAGATCTAGCCCACCATAACAAACGCGTCCCTCGAGTGCTTTAGGATCAACCGCGAACGCACATTTATCCCACACGTCCATCGGCATCCAGCGGATCGCTTGTTTGACCCATTGGTTCAATCGAAGCTGCCGGAATGCATTCTCCTCCGCGGGGTTCTGCTGCGCGCTATCACAAGCGGCTTTTACTTTATCGATCCCCACCGTAATGCCGAGCGACGGATTTGCCTTCTTCCACACCTTCGGGTCGGTCCAGGAATCATTCTCTTCGGTACCGCAGATCACAGGGTAGAACGTCGGATCCGTCTTTCTACCGTTCAGGATATCATGTGCTTTTGAATGTACTTCCCAGCAGATGGAGTTGGTGTTGTCGCCCGCGGTGGTGATCAGAAAGTACAGCGGTTGCATCCGTGCGTCGCCGCTGCCTTTGGTCATAACGTCAAAAAGGCGACGATTCGGTTGTGTGTGTAGCTCATCGAAGATCACGCCGTGGGTGTTGAAGCCGTGCTTGTTAGCGACATCGGCGCTGAGCACCTGATAATAACTCCCGGTCGGCAGGTACACGATCCGCTTCTGCGACGCGAGGATCTTTACCCGCTTTGCCAACGCCGGGCACATGGTCACCATGTCCTTGGCGACTTCGAACACAATCGACGCCTGCTGGCGGTCGGCGGCGCAACCATACACCTCGGCGCGCTCTTCATTATCGCCGCAGGTTAAAAGCAGCGCGATCGCGGCGGCGAGCTCGCTTTTTCCATTCTTTTTTGGAATTTCTATATATGCCGTATTGAACTGGCGATATCCGCTCGGTTTCAAGGTACCAAACACATCGCGGATGATCTGTTCCTGCCAGTCGATGAGCAGGAACGGCTTCCCTGCCCAAGTGCCCTTCGTGTGAGAAAGGCATTCGATAAAAGCCACCGCTTGATCGGCTGCCTGTTTGTCGTAAACAGAATTCTTCGCTTTGAATGGAGTCGGCGTGTATTTCTTTAGTTTTCGTAGCATCACCGCCTCCTCCTCATGAAATCAAAACGGAGGCCCGCGTGAGCCTCCGTGTCCGGCTTGGATTGGTTATCGTGCGCAGTTGGGGCAACCGCCCCATCCGCCTTTTGAACCGCTCAGTGGCGGCGACGTTGCGCGACGCGGCGTTGCGACAATCTATGCGCGCGATGCGTCTGAATCGCCTTCTTGTACCGCCGCTTTCAGAATGTCTGCGTCGAACCCTGCCGCTTTATACCCTTCCAGAAGTGTGCTGTAATAGAAAGCGCTGGGCTTGTTCTGTGGTTTGCCGCTGATTAAAATGTAGATCAACGCATCTACTAGTGTACCGTCGCGGCGTACTTTGATCGCAGCTTTTCGGTACAGCTCTGGCACTCCGATCCATCGATCGAGTGCGGCTTCGTCCTGCATAGTTATCTCCCATAGGAGCGCGGGTACGCTTCCGTCCTTCGTCTTTTCAATCGTTGCAACCGCGCAGGCGTTGCCACCGCGAAACGTAAGCCTGAAATTCTTCAACTCCGTCGTGCCAATCGGCTTCGCGGTCGGACAATGCTTCACCATTTCGCTACGATTCAAGCCGATGCCGTAAGCGGCAAACACCCGATTACTCATTTTCCTCAATCCTCCGGCACTCATCTTCGCCAAATACCACACCGAGTGTACTGCCACGATCCCAATTCACATGAATAGTCCCGATATCATCGACCATAGTGACCGTCCCTCGATCACCCTGTCGCAGGTTGGTGTAAGGATCGCTCATGCGAATCAGCATCACCCGAGTGCCGGATGTGTAATACTCTTTGAGCTGTTTCAGCATCTCCGGATGAATCGTTGTCATTCTTCGTCACCCGCTTCCCGTGCGGTGCGAAACGCCGCGTTACCAGAAAGATTTTTTAGCAGGATCTTTCGTGCTTCCTTGTACTCCGAGCCGATAAATCCGAGTCGCAGCAGGAAGCAGCGGAAGGCGTATTTCTCGTTTTCGA